CACATGCGAATCACCCAAGAGGCGAACAAAAGTAACGGGCTCGGCATTTCTTAAATATGCCTGAGCGGCGTATGCAGCATAAGTCGGAGCGGTGTAGTTACCATCTCTCCAGACATCGCCGCCTCGTCCGCCAGGGATGGGGTTCCCAAAAACTTCTACAAAATCACTAAAGGATTGAACCTTTACTGGGCGCATCGATGGACCTCGCTCGGAGCGTCCAATAACCACTGGTCCAATATTGGCTGGTGACTTTGGAAGCTGTGAATTGTCAATCTCCTTGATAAAGATACCCGGCGATACAAACTTATACTTTTTTACGGACATTTCCTGTTCTCCTCGTGTTACATAATACAACAAAACCTGGCGTTTGTTAAATAGGTAATCATTTCTTATATAAATAGTCTCTGCGATTGTCAACGGATAGTTTATTCAAAGTTTTATGCCAGGTTTTTAAGGACGATATTTCTTATTTTTTTTCAAAAAAGGGTTTTCGTCTTGCAGCACCACCCTTTCACGAGGCATCTTCACTTCCACCGCAGACTCGCGAATTACAATGTGGGGGGTTTCTTTGTTGGGACCGTCGCCAATAAGATGTCCCAAAACTTGGATCTCAATATCGGTACGGTAAGTTCTTTCTTTTAGATCTAAATTAGCGACCTCGTTACTTTGAGAAAAGTCTTGTTGTACGAAACCTTCATAACTATGCTTTTCATACGCCATAGTAAAATAATTGATTCCGCCACCTACATTCATAAACGGCTGTACGATCTCATTCATCTGTTGTTGATAGCTCGTTTTAATGGAAACCTTGTAAGTTACGGTTACATACACCGGCATGGGGATGGTCATGGTCTGATAAACTATCTTTTTGTTCTCTCGGCGGGTTTGAAAGTTTAGCTGCCCAAACTCTCGATAAGAGTCTGCATTAGCAAAGTTTGCCGTTTTATCTTGATTGATGCGGCGCGATACGGTAAGCGAACCTTTGCGGTAATCATCGATAGGGGGAATGTTTGCCCACGCGGTGCCCTTTCGCGAAAGGTCCTTGACCACAGATATCCGATCAACTGAAATGAGTGGTAAAACAAGATTTTCGTTTGAATCATGTCTACTGCGATCAGCCTTGATTTGGTGAGATCGCTCAGCGGCAGTCCACACAATGGGAACTTTCTTCCACCCTTCGTTGGTGGTGCAAAAAGCATCCACCTTTTCGTCTATCCAAGTACTAAAGGCATAATCTATGGTCTCTAAATTAGAAGGACCGATTTCGATCTTTTCCAATAAAATATTTTTTTTATCACTCGGCATTAAACACCCCTTCCCTTGCATAGCGGCATGTTGCTTTTACTTCAAAGTCTTGCCCATCTTGCCCAAACAAATAGCGGCTCATGCTCGTATTCACTATTTCAAACAGCATTTGGTTATACTGAATAAAGTCACCTACGCGAACAAATAAATCCTGATCTTGGGTTACCCGGCGGCGGTGAAAATAAATCTCTATGTTGAAAACCCTGTCATACCCAAAGCTATCAATAGCCACCTCGCTACCTTGCCAGTCAATGAGCGCCATCACACGCACCGGGGGGAGGAAGCTTTTGTTAATAGCCTCGCCATAAAGAGAATGAAAGTTAGAGTCTTTGATACTAATGGGATAATATAAGATAGACTGTCCGATTACTCGTTCAATCAGCTCATCATTTACCTGCTTAACAAGATCGCGCTCTTTCTTACCAGCAAAAAGCGGGGGTGGAGGGGCATCAGGTTGGGACCATTTATTATCAGCCATCTAGGTGCCCTACCCTACAAAGATGCCTAGAGGCACCTGCTCCATAACACGGTTAGAGTTTTCTACCATGTCTGCATCGCCGCCCATTAGTTTGCTGTAAGTTAACTCATCAAGCGTGGTCTTCAACTCTTCCCTCAAGCTGCTTAGTTCTTCTTTGGCTTGAGATACCAGTGCATCTCCGTTGAGCTGAATGTCATTCCCAGGAATGGGGATAGAACCAAATTTACTTCTAATGAGTCCAAGAGTTTCTTTGCAGAGAGACAAAGCAAATCGTCTAATCCACTGTTTACCAATGGAGTTAATATTAAGATAAGGAATATTTTGTAGAGGGATTGTGTTCATGTTGTTGATCCCATCAATCCCAATCTTCTCAGCCGGCTGCTCAATCCATGTATCCCCAGGAATAACAAACTCGACCCACATTTCGGCAGGAAAGTCAGCAGGGGTAGGAAAAATGCGTAATCTGTTGTTTCGCAACTGATAAGAATATTGCGAGGTCCGAGTGTTAATAGCGTCTTCATAGTTTACTGCTTGCGCTTTGTTCTGCCACACTGGGACTAGCTGCCAAGTGGAGTCATCCGCATACATCCCATAAGTAGACATATTGCCCACGGTGTTAAAGCCTCCATAATAACCATAAAAATTCCACATTGCTCGTGGAGACTTATAAAAAACTTTTTTAATAAGAATCTTGGGGGCGTCTGTTACAGTTCCTATTTGTCCAAAATAAGGAAAGGCGGCATTAGCAGGGTCATTGGAAGCTGAAACAATAATTGCCTGCAAGTCATAATCTTGCTGGTCGGTCCCTATCGCGAACGAGGCAGAGTAAACCGTAGTTGAGCCACCTACTGCCGCTTCAGAAGAGATACCGTCAGTGACGCGGCGCGCATACGCAAAGTCGAACTTGGGATATTTTAAAGCCAAGTTGGTCTCCAAGTTGATCTGAGAACTGGAAGGGTCGCCAACGCCAGTGGGCTGTTCGCGAATCATCCCGTCTTCATTAAAAGAAGCCGTACTGTTCCCCAAAACATTAGAAAGAACGTTTTTAGACTGATGGATGTTCACAAGATATGAATATTCTAACACAGCCTCTTCATAAGCCGCATAAACCTGCTTAGCGACCAGCTCAATGTCTAAAACATCGCCACCCAGTTTGCGATAAACATACCCTACCTCATCAGCGGCACCGGACTGGAAAGCGGAGACCGCCGCTGTGCCATCATCGATCACAATTGGAGGGGTGGAAGTATCATGCTTTATCCAGTAACTCGCATTCGTATAAATTGAGTAAGGAAGTGCAGCGCTTACATCGGTGGTGTTACCATTTTCAGGTAAAACGGACTTGCTAGATGTGCTTGCTGGTGTGAGAACGGGAAGTGCCATGTATAATTTCCTCCAAGGGCGGGCATCAATAAATAGTTGACCAAAAATGAAAACCCCGCCTGTAGTAAAACAGACGAGGCATTCATTTTAGATATGCAGCTTATGGCTTACAGATCACGCACGATCACAAGACCGTACATATCAGGACGAACCATTTCCTTACCATAACGGGTCATCACCGCCTTGCGGGGTGTGAAATCGTCTGGATCGAAGATGGTAGGTGTCACCTGGAGGGGGACATAAGGAGCGTATACATATCCGCTCTCAAGGAACGAATTACCCTTACGACCGACGAGGACAACGTTGCGCGGGAAAGCCTGTGTGACATACACATCAAACTTCTTGCTCAACGAACCTGTCTTCATCGCTCCAGCCATCCCTGAATCGCCGTCCGCAACAATGTTGGCACGGAAACCAGCGGTGAACTCAAGAATGTTGGCAACCTCGGGACCGCAAACAAGGAAGTTTGCGCCGCCGCGAAGCGTCTTGCGATGAATCTGAGCTGAAATGTCATTGACTGTTTCAATCAGAGTCTCATACCACTCACTGACGGTACCTGTGAAAGCCGGGGGAACAGCAAGCGGGATACCCGTCAGGCGGTTGACGAAAACGCCAGGGCTGCGGGACCAGAAATAGGTGTCAGCGGTAGCGCCACGAAGAAGATCGCCGAGAATCTCAGCGTCAATTTCGAGAGCAATCTGCTCTGACAACAATCCAGTAAGCTCAACCTCGGCATCAAGGTTGTGATAGGCGTTAAGATCCTGAGCAAGCTCAGGGGTCCATGTAGCCTTCAGCTTCTTGGTCTCAGCCGTAATCGCAACGGAATCAACACGAATGTTAATCTCGTCAATACGGGCAGAGTTCTCTTCCTCCCAAGCCAGAGCACCACCGATAGCGCCGGGTACGTTGGCAACGGCAGCAAGGTTCTCGTCCATGGCGAAGGTCACAGACCCAGCGTTGCCCGCTCCCAAGCCAGCGGCGAGGACGGGGATGTTACCGTTGGGTGACCAGATGACGAACTCAAGGTAGCGTTCGCCGAGCACGTCAACGGCGATATTATAGATACCACCACCACCAGTGCCCATCACAATGCGTGTAAGACGCTTGATAAGGGCACCATCGGGACCACAACCAGCAGCATAAAGCTCACCAGCCGCACGAACATACTCAAGACCAACAGTGGTCTGAAGCATAACATGGCTCATAGCAAGCTGCTGGGGAAGGGTCATATCGTTACCGACCATGCGGTTAATAGAACCAGCAGGAACAGCAGCGCCACCCGTAACGCCCAAAGGATGGGCTGCGGCGACTACAGCGTTCAAGTTACCAGTAGCGGCAAGACCAGGGGGAATATTCA